AGTCTATGCACGGGTCATGATCGTCATCTGTCATCTTGTCTGTCTCCTGTGTATATCGCACTCTTCTCCTTGCATTGACAGTGGTAGCTGCCAAGGGTTGTAGTTGCCAGTGCATACTGCCACTATCACCGCTTTGCCATCATCATTTCGTTGTTGCTCAAGATCGAGATGGTCACACCTCAAGCACTGTAACTTAGACATATCTCTTCAGCTCCTTCTCTGCTTCTTCAAGCTCTCTTTTCAAATCTATAATCCGCATCATGCACCTTACTTGAGGCCAGATCCCCAGCCTCTCGGTCTCTTTCTCAATCAACTTCTTGGCTTCGTCAAGGGTGTCATTGTCTTCCCATACGAAGCTGTTGCCGTTCACATCCATGAAGGCAACCTCGAACACTGGTCGCATCTCGGTGTCATCGTTGTACCCAAGCTCATCATGCACCAGCTTGATCTGGATTGTACCTATGTCTTGGTGCCAAAATTCCAGATCGTAGATGTCGCCTATGTGGTGTTCTATCGGACTCATCTTGGATCACATTCCTGCTATCTCGTCAACCTCTACAGACTCTCCGCACTCAGGACATGTCTTGTGCCTCGTGGTGTAGAACCCACCAGCACTTGTCTGGGTCTCTTCTCGATCCCAGTCCTTGTGGTCGAACTGCTCATGGTCAAGAGAGCATGGCTCTGCATAGGTGATGAACACTCCATAGGCACCAGTCTTGATGTTGTCGATCTTGGGTGCCCCTGCCTTCTCAAGTATGTCAGCAACCTCTCTGTTCTTCATAAAGTATTGACCACTCTTTACTTCCTTACCTAATTTTGTCATAGTTCTCCACATTCCTCTACATTGCACACATGGTCTCCATCCCAAGTGTGATGGCACTCGTTGCACTCATAGTGACGCACTATGGTGTCTGGCTCTGTCACTCTCAATTCTGTGTACTGTACCTCTTCGTACTTGGTGTCGTCGTTGCCACAGAGTGGACACTTGCCTTCCAGACGATCAAGCGTCATGGTCACCCAGCACTCAAGGCTGTCGTTGTCGAAGGTCACCTCGAAGGTGCCCTTGCCCATAAGTTCTACTCCCACTGCTTGGTCTGATCCCTGAAGTGCATCTCTCTGTTCTTCAGTCCAGATCGAAATCCACTTGCCCAGTTCGTGGTTGAACTCCATCTTCATCCGTATCATCCTTATCTGTAATTTCTCGGTCATTCTACTCTGTCTCCTTCCTTCCAATCCTTATTGAGGTGCCACTCTACCTTGAACTTTCCGTCTGGCATGATGTCGATCTTTTTTGCCACTGGTCGCTGTATCACTTCAGCCAGTTCCTCTCGTGTGAACATCTTCTCGCACTCGTCACAGTGTCCGCCATAGATGTACCAACCCTCTGAAGCAGTGGTGTCACTGTAGTCGTACTTGTCCGAACCCTTGCCACCGCCGCCAGTGTCGTGCACCCTAACCACCATGTCCTCTAGTAGGTAGAGCTTCAGGTGCTCGTGCTCACATAGCAGTTGCTCTGCTAGTTGTCTCTCGGTCAGTTGTTCATCAGTCAAGTAGTTCACCCCTGTCCTCTCCGAAGTTCTCAAGCAGTGTGTCCAGTAGTACCTGTTGTTCCTTGGTCAGGTTGTCCAGTCCGATCCTGTCAGGTCCACTCTGGTCGTACAATACCTTCTTGCAGTCCTTGCAGGTGACAGTCCACTGTTCAAAGGACTCAGTGCTTCCAGTCTTCTCTTCACCCTTGTCCACTACGGCGTACATGGGTTGTGATATGTCATGCACCTCGTACTCTAGGGTCTGGTGCTTGTTTGCCTGCCAGATGTAGTCAGCCTCTATGTTCGGGTGCTCACAGGTGACCACCTGTGCTCTCTTGGTCTCAAGCTCATTGAGCTGCTTGCGAATGTCCTTCGCCAAGTCACCCTGTCTTGCCAGTGCTGGATAGTCCTCGTTGCTCACTGGTATTCCGTGCAGGTCAATGGTGACCTGTGACATGATTGTTATCAGTCTCTCAGCCAGAATCTTTGCGTCACGCAGTAGCACTGCGTTTGCTTCTGGCACTGGGTTGTCATTATCAATTGTCATGATTGCCAAATTTCCTTACTATATCATACTCCCGAATCCTTATAAACATTGCGAATGCATGTTCAGATTTGCATACGATGTCCAGCACCGAGTGGAAGACAATATGTATATACATATTGCACTCCAGTCGGCTTCACTTTGCGAATGCATGTACTTTCCGCGCCATAACCCAGATACAACCCTCATTCCCGACAGTGAACCACCACTCCCCCCCTCACCACATACACACCGCCTCTCCCAGAGCATTGCGATTTTCAGGTCATTGACTTGACCAAAAGGAGCTTCAACTGGTACCATTGCCCGATCTCGGGTCATTGGGTCTACCAAAAGTCTCCTTAGCTCAGCATACTTAGAAATGTGATCCATCATGGTCACCTCAGTCATACATAAGGAAAAAAAAGTGAGATCTGGATACCTAGCATCCAGATCATAGTGTGTGGTTGATCCTACCTCTCAGTTTACCCATTGACCATCGAGCCATGAGGAATCCTGAGAGCACGGCCTTGTGTCCAGCCGACACCGAATCACCAAATGGGTACCAGCGATCAAGTTCTGCAGTCCAGCGCTGCATACCTATGATCTTACCCGACATGTTCTTGTCGTCGATCTCATAGATGGATCGGATACCTACGATCATGGCTGTGCACTGTTCCATACTTGGTGAAAAGTGCGTACTTGTGATCGTCAAGATCGTCTTGTTCTTCAATTTCTTCTCTGCCAGCTCTTTGCCCCAGACGGGGACTTTGCATGGCTTGCCTTCTACATACCTATAGTCGTCTACTGTCATTCATATCTCTCCTATCTCACACTCTTCGATGAATACCCAAGTGTCGCAGTGTGGACACTTTGCCTGTGTGTCGTTCTTATCGAGTGCGTACTCTTGTTGCTCTTCCCACCTGTTGCAGTTGGTGCATCGCATGGGTAGGTCCGTGATGTACCTAGCCACCATGGTAGGCTGTGGGTCTTGGCTCTGTGCATTGTGTGCAATCACATCTCTCAGTATGCCAAGTATTGCATCTGGATCATAGGTGCGGATGAGTGTGGATGACCACTGCTCATCCTTTGACCTGTGGAACTTCATGTCCACCACCAGTGCTCTGTAATCGGTCATTTGAACATCACCTTGGTAGACCTGTTGAGCAGGCTGTGGATGTCCCAGTCCATGGTCTGAAAGTTGTCACCATCTGTTGGTATCAACCACCTTTCTCTCCAGACGAAGGACTCCTTGTGACTGTTGACATCACGAAGGATTTCTTGCTTGACCTCATCCGTGAATGTGTCCCATTCGGACAGGTCATGCTTGTAGTCTTCTTCCGCTACTAAAATTTCAACGATTTGTGCTATTATCATTTTACCAAACTTCCTACATATATTATACTCCCGAAGCCATATAAACATTGAGTTTTGAGGATACATAGCAAGGGGTGCCGATCTCGATCTTACCTAAGACGTATAGAAGTTCGGAATCCAGATCGACGATCAAGATCGGCATTGCTTTTTCTCTCCTATACCTGTGATCCAGCCTATACTTTCAGGCTGTCCTTTCCTTTCTTGGTGATGACTTGGAATGATACTGTTGCTTCACCACTTATCCAAGCGGCTCCACACTCTTCACACTCACCAACCTCTTGCCAGCCTCTCTCGACTCCAGCACTGAGAGTGTCTACCTTTTCAAGTGCAGTGTCTAGTGCCTTTTCAAAGTCAGAGTCAAGCCGTTCCATGTCCTCTTCATGTCCGTCACCCTCACACCAAGGGCAGTCTGTGTTACCCATTACTCATCCTCTCCCATATCCATGTCTGCTCCCATGAGCAGTTTTGATGGGCTACCCACGAAGGTGCCATCCACCCATCCGTTGAACCAGTCACCCTGATTCTCGCTGATTGCCACATCCAGTTCTTCATGCAGTCCACTGTCCATCTCATCTGACATGGTGTACCTGCTATCAGGGGTGCGGCAGTTCTCAAGTCCATCAGACTCTTCAAACATCCAAGTGTCAGCCTCATCACTGAAGACAGCCTTGCCAGCTATGACCTCAGTGCCATGCCAATCGACAATGATTGCCTTGGTCAGCCTGTCTACCCAGACAGGCATGGCGCTCCACTTGGTAAGGATTCTAACTCTCATTCTTTCTCTTCTCCTTTAACTTCATCATCAGGTCGTATCCATAGGTCACACAGCCATTGCACACCACAGTTGCTCCTGCGATGTCGCCAGTGTGACCACCATTCCATAGAGCCACTTCTTCAAGACCACCCACTCCATCGATGGAGTCAGCCTCTCCGACTAGCTCTTCACAGATATTACAGTACACTTCTTCCATGTTCCAAACTTCCTACTATACTATACTCCCCTAGGCTTATAAACTATTCCTCGTCATCATAAGGAATGCCATGAACTATGTAGTCGTAGTCTTGAGCGGCTTCGTCTCGCTCAAGCTCACGAATCTCTACTTGCAGTTCATTGCCTCCACCAATGTTCTGACCCTCACCGAAGATTGCCTTGAACATGTTGAGAATGCGCTGGGCGATCTCGTGGTCCATCTGGAACTTGTATGAAATCCAGTGTTGGTGTTCGGACTCTGATACCTCTGCGCCTTTCATCTCTTCGGCGAACATCTCTTGGATTGTTGATATTGACTCAGCGTCTCCATAGAACTGAGTGACTTCAAGAACTACTTGTTTGTGAATTTCTGATTTACTCATCGTACTCATCCTCGAATGCTGTTATCATGTCGGAGTCTATCGTGTGCAGTGGCAGGTCTTTGTTGCATTTCTCGCAGGTCACCTTGTACACTCTGTTGCGGGTGCCATCGAAGGACACTGGCTTCTCAAGGGTAATCATGCCTGTGAAGCTTGGGTCTTTCCCCCATGTCATTCCTCTGAACAGTGATACCCTCATCATGTCAAGTGTCCACACTACTTCCACCTTCACGTTCTCATGCTTGCAGTCATCTATCTGAGGGTGCACACATGACCTTGGACCGCCATCGTTCCAGATGCAGTAGTGACACTGAGGACCGTCCTTGATTATCTTAAGGATGTAATCAGCTGCTGCGTCAACCTCTCCCATCTCATCGTATAGGTTCTGATTGATGTAGCCATGGTCCATCTCCCAACCCTTGCAGTTGACCCTCTTACCATCGTACTCATCGGTGTTGCCAACCTCGAATGGTTGCACCTCACGCTTGAAGGTTCTGCTGAGTTGATGTGCTCTGGTCTTCATCTCTTCCCAGTATTTCTGATAGTCTGATTTCTCGGGCATTGTTCCAAACTCCTATGCTATAACATACTCCTGAACGCATATAAACTTCTCACTCGGCTTTTCCGAGTGAAGGATTTATATACACACTCGCGGGGCGATCCCGCCATGGCTCGCGCCTGATCTGATCCGCCGCAGATCAGATACATATACCTAAGATCTCGCGCGACGATCACGTGGTCGGAGTGGCAGGAATCGAACCTGCTTCGAGTGGATTTACAGTCCACCGTCAGTGCCATCTGACCTCACCCCGAAAAAAATTGAGCACCCTACTCTCTCAGTAGGGCTTGCTTGTAAGCATGTATCCTCTTGGCTTGAGACCAATGATGAAGTCCAATGCGTCTCTCACCTTATCAGACTCATGTGGTTCAAGTTCCAATGGTCCGAATCTGATGTCCGTGTACTTCTCCCCTCTGATGAACTTCTTACTGAACTCATCACTGAGGTTGTCTTTCACCAACTTGTCCGCATGGGCGTTGGTGAGTTGGATTTCGATATACATCTTTGTCATGTTGTCTTCCTCACTATATCATACACCCGAAGGCATATAAACTTTCTACTCGGCTCTACCGAGCTACCTACTTATCAGGGCACTTGGGCGGGGATCGAGTGCAGGCCGGTCCTTTGCCAAGTTGATCTTTGTCGGCATACTTACAGCCATAGCACCCCTGCTCCCAGTGCAGGGCTGCCCATGCTATTTCTTGACCCATTGCCATAACCTCTGTATCTGTGTCATCTCTTCCCATTCCACAGTCATCGTTCCACCCATCACACCGTCTGCCTTCAGGGTGATGGTCACGTCTTCATCCTTGAGGATGCCATCATTCACTTTGTCAACAATCTCTTGCAGTAGGCGGTCAAGTTCCTCTGCCTTATCGAACATCATGGCTGTGTCTTTCAGTGAGCCATAAGTCCAAGCGATTCCAACCTGTTCGGCTGGTCGTGAGTGTCTGAACACTCGCTTCATTTTTGTTCCCATCCTCCTTTGTCGTAGATGCTGGTGTCCTCACAGTCCAAGCAGTTCTCAGTCTCGCCCATCCATTGCTGGTATCGGCAACCACTGCATCGGTAGGTTGTTTTAACGTCGGTCATAATATATCATACTCCTGAATGCATATAATGTTATCACTCGTCAACTCCGAGTATGCGCTTATTATACTCCTTTGCGCTTGCCCCCTCAGCCTTCAGGCGATCCCCCAAGTCTTCGAGGTTGCACCTGCTCAGGCAGCTGTACTTGCCGCCGTTGCTGTCTGGGTACATGCGCCTGTTGCACACCTTGCACCTTGGAGGGTTAAGGTTGATTGGGTCACCAGTCAGGAACCCGTAAGGCTCAGCACATCCTGCCAGCACTGGGTTTGCACTCTTGCCCTCATGCTTCACCCACCAGTCCTTGGTCTCTTGCAGTCCTTTCATGTAGTCCTCTAATGTGTGGTATGCAGTCTCTGACACATCACCCTCTGTATAGCTTATGATGGTGTGCTTCTTCATGTGTGTTGCAACCCAGTGATAAGGTGCTGGTCTCCATAGCAAGAGATAGCCCTGTTCATGCAGGTTGTCGTAAAAGTATTCGTCTCCATCGCCCATATGAAATGATTCGTGTGTTGTTGCTGCCATGATTCCAAACTTCCTAATATATCATACTCCCGAAAGCATATAAACCCTTCACTCGGTGTTGCCGAGCTGCACATTTATATACACGGTCTGGCGGATCGCCTGCGACGATCATTACTTAGATCATACATAACACCATACATAGGATCCCCCCCATGTGTGGGGAGATCATGGGCGATCAAGATCTTGATCTAAATTCAGATCAAAAAGTGGTGCTGGGGGATCAGCCCCCCTAGTAGTCGTCATCGCCGCCGTACATTGCCTCCATGGTCGAACTCGGGTCGAAGTCCTCCCACTCTTGCGCCTCGTCGAAGTCAGGCTCATCTGGTTCATGCCACCCGTCGAGGGTGACACCGAACTCTTCTTCAATCTCTGCTAGGGGGATTAGCCCTAGCCTCTTGAGTATCCATCTCTTGACTCTGTTCATTCAGATTGCACTCCTGAACCTGTAAGGCTTCTCGCAGCTCTCGCAGGTCACTAAGTAGTTCGCGTCTGGCTCCACTCTTCTCTTCTGCTTGCACCATGGACACTTGGCTGTTATCACTGACTTCATGGTGAGTGGCAACTGAACCACTGGTATCTCCTTGAAGTCCTTGACTGGTGCCTTCTTGACAATCAGTTCTCTCTCTGAACCAATGTTGAACCCATAGACTCTCTGGTGTGCTGCACACATGTTTGCCCATGGTCCTTTGGTGGTCTTGTCATCGAAGGGTGCTGGCTCTCCGCAGAAGTCACACTTCGGGAACTCGTGAACTTGAATCTTGGTCATGTCGCTCATAGTATATCATTCTCCCCAATGCATATAAACCTATCACTCGTCTTTTCCGAGTGAACCATTTAATTAGGTTCGGGAGTATGTTTAGGTATGAAGACTTTTATGAGAGCCATGGAAGATGAGGGCGAGACTGAAGTGTTCGTCTTGTTCGAGTTTGATGGATGGACATTTGCACCCCACAAGCCTGACCATCGGATAGTGCGTGTCACTGCTGGTGTCGAGGATGGCAAATATGGACTGTGGTACATCTACAAGGAGGTAGGTACCTAGACCTACCTATGCGATACATAGGGGGCATACTTAGATCGCCCCCCGTGATCGCCTGATCATGACCGCGCCTGATCTGACTTTCAGATCAAGGAGAAAAAAAAAGTGGCCTGTCATAGGATCAGGCCTTGGGTTCATGGTGCACACACTCATCCACCATGATATCAGAGTCGTACTTCTGATCCTCGCTGATGTCCTCTTGCTGGCAAAAGCCATTGCTGAAGAGTCGGCAGTCTGGGCATAGGTCAATTTCGATCTCGGTCATTTTTTCACCTCCAATAAAAAGGGTGTGGGGGTTGCCCCCCTATTCCAAGCAGTCAAGTGACTTGAAGGCTGCCTCGGTTGCCTCCACCAAGCCAATCACCATCTTGCCAAGAGCGTTGTGCTTCTCTTGCATTTCCCTGATGGCGTCTGATTGTCTGTTGAACTGGGCGTTCATGTGCTCAGACATGCCAGCCAAGCTATCAACAACCAGTTCGATTGCCTGCTTGAGAACAGAAACCTCTAGGTCGATGGCGGCTTGCACCTCATCAACTCCGATAGTTTTCTGGTCGGTCATGTATGTACTATGACTTGAAAGCATATCAATGTCTCACTCGGTTTCTCCGAGTGATAGGTTTATATGTCTTCGGGAGTATGGTATATTGAGTTTGGTTAACATGAGCATGACACACGAAGCAATCGTAAAGTCAGGCAAGGTGGTCGGTGTGACGCTTGTCATCATGTTCGCTGCCAAGCCCAAGCCCTCCGCCAGCGGCAAGACCCTGATTGATTTTTCCACTCGTGGCAATCAGGTCATTGATGTTGGTGGTAGGCTTATCACGGCTGGTATCAACATGTATCATAAACCATAGGGCGGCCAGTCCGCCCCACACTTTTATTTTGCATCCACTCACTGCTACTGATCCTCGATACATAGGGGGCATACATAAGGGGGGGTTTATTATTACAGGTTTGATCGGAAATTTTGATCTGAATCCGCCCTACTGGGGTGCGGCGGATCAGCCTGAAGAAAGAGGGGTGGGGCGTGTGCCCCTAGTCGGTGGTGGCTTGAAGGTCTTTCACGACATCCTCGACACCTTCGACGGCTGACTGAAGCCATGCCCAGAAGTGGCTTTGGTCTGGGTTGGGTTCGTAGCCTTGGCGGTCTGCTCGTTCTTGCAGATGCCCTGCCTTTTCAACGAAGGCACGGCAGGCAAAGAAGAGTGCCTGTATCGGCTGGTCCAGTTGTCTGATGTTATTCTTTTTCATTGGTTCACCTCCAGTCCTGCGATGAGGGGAGGGGGGCCGAAGCCCCTCACCAGTTCACCCGTTTGGGTCTCGCTCTGGTTCGCGGTCCTCGTAGTTCCTGCCATCGCAGTCTCCACAGTACCCGAACTCTTGCCCATCGAGGAACTCGAAGAGCACCGAGTCTTCGGTGCCCCTCTCGGTCTCAATCTCTGAGTCCTTGTTGAGGTCGTAGGTCTCAAGGGCTGCTGCGATGACTGTTCGCAGCTCATCAAGGGTCTTGATGGTTCCTGATGTGGTGCTGAACTTCATTCGTAGTGCACCTCTTCAGCCTTGGCCTTGTCCTCAGCCAGCATGAAGGCAACTGCTGCCTTCACTTCGCGGTTGGTCTTAGCCCACTCCCTCATGGCCTTGGTTGTGGGGAACACCTCACCACAGACTGAGCACTTGAACAGTGCGTTTGTGGGAATAAAGTTGAGGTGTCCGAAGCAGTCCATCATCGGGCAATCTTGGCTGTCGAGTCCCGCGCTTTCTAGTTGGTCGGTCAGTTCTTGCATAGTAATATCATGGGGGTGTTTGTATATAACCTTTTCGGGTATATCATAGGGGGCTAAACTTATAGACTCTCATCTAATCTATTAGATAGTCATTTGATTAGGCATATGTCTAATCGATGAAATAAGCATTTGATTAGAAACCGAGCGAATAGATTAGACAATCGTCGAAACTAAGGGCTACCCCTTACAGAAAATTTTCTCCCAAGACCCGCTGATATTACCGCCGAGATATTTCTAGCAGGGTGTGTCTGTCGTCGAACCATTCCACTGTGAGGTGTGGGTGGGTGGTATGGAGAAGGGTCTGTCTGATGATGGTGGTGAAGCCGCCTGACACTCGCAGGCCGAAGAACCGTGCCACCTTCTTGCTGATCGCCTTCATGCTGGTGACGTACTGGCCGTCGCGTGACCTCACCAGTTGTTCCATCACCACTTCCATGCATTTGCTGGCGATGTGGTTGCGGTCAACCTCTGCTAAGGACTTCAGGTGTCCCGCACTACCACTACCCATGGTCATCCCCTTGCCTTCCATCCCTTGATGGGGGGCGTCTCCTTGCCCATCTGCAGTATCCTGAACACGATCTGCTGGTTGGCATTGCACTCTGGGCACCTGCCTGATGCATGGTGGTACTGCTTGACCTCTCTGACGATCATGTTGTACTCCGTGTCGCAGTTCCAGCATGTGGTAAGGATTCTAAAGGTGAATATGTCCATCTTCTTCTCCGGCATGTCCATCAGTCCAGCAACATGGATAGCGTCTGTGGTGCCGACCACGTGGTGTTGCATCCGTATCTGGTGCAGATCATGGCTGCTATCCATATCCCTCTGTCCTCTTCTGGCAGCTTGGGATCCGTGCTTCTGTATATCCTGTCCACGTGCGGCTCCGTCTTGTTGCACTTGGGGCAAGAGTTCTTTGCCTGCACCCTCTTCACTATCTTTCTGTACTGTCGTTCAGACTTCCATAGCCTGTACTTTGTTCTCGTGTTCTTCACTCTCTCTGTCATACTATCCCTTCCTGTGCACCACTGGGGTGCCTCTCTTTTTTGCTGTCTTGTGTAGTGATGTCACTACTGGACAGTTGGTGTCCTTGCATGCTCTGTGTTCCAGTGGATCGCCCTTTATGGTGATGCATCCACACTCCCAGAACACCCTGTCGCCTGCGTCTATGTGCCCCATTGTTTCTTCATTCATCATCCGTACATCCTCGGCCATTCTATGTCCTCAAGTCCGTCTGTCTCGTCGCATATCTCCTGCAGTCGTGCAAGTGCGTCGATCTGTGGTTTGGTGAGCATGTCTGCTGGGGTGGAGTCCATGTATTCTTCCAGCCTGTTCTTGCAATAGTCCAGTGCGAACACACAGTTTGCCATGCGTCTCCATCGTGCCAGTCCTCTTCGCTTCAACCAAGTGTACTGGTGCACGATGTGTGTCACATCAATGAACGCCTTGGGGCTGCCTTAAGGGCTTCCTCCCAGCCGTCGAAGTACTGCTCCACTTTCTCATCAAGGGTGCCCAGAGCCTCTTCGGTGTCCATGTACCTCTGTGTCTCCATGAAGTGTTCCTGCATGTTGTCAACGTTCTCCTGCATCTCATCCCTGAGCTGTGCGATCTCGTTGAATGCCCCCTCAAAGACCTCACGTAGCACGAGGTGCTTGGGTTGCATCTTCTGTCTGTATTTCTTTCTCTTTGGTTTTGGTTTCTCTTCTGTCATTTTTCTCTACCTACTACTTCCCATGAATGTTCTTCATCCTCAATATAGAGGGTGATGTTGTTGGTGAGTTCACCAACTGCCCTGACAAACTCCTTGCACATTGTCAGCAGCACTATGTTCTCAAGATCCTCACTCATGGTGGATGAGTCGTCTGGTTCGTCATAACATATCTCTAGTATGTACTTCATGATGTTCTCCCTCTAGTTTGAATGTGTCATATGGCAGGAACTCGTGAAATCTCCCGTTCACCCATCTTGCCAGTCGTCGCAACTCGTGATCCTTGTTCCTGTTGTAGATCATGACGAATGGTTTTGCCCCCAGCTTCTTCAGCAGCTGTATCCTGTACATGTCCTGCTCTGGAGTGGTGTTGAAGCCCACAAGCACATAGAACATGCACCTGTACGGCCTGATGCCCTCGTCGTTAAGGATCTTGAGACCGTTCTCCACAGAGTGGTGGTGGCTTGGATGGTCGAATGCAAAGTGCAGTCCCCGTCTGCTGAATGTCCAGTTGTAGTACTGCACCTTGTGCAGGAACTTCGCCCGCATCCTCGTCATCCGTCTGATGTCCAGACCCTGACAGAAGTTCACCTTCAGATCATGGTCTATGATGTACTGCAGGGTGTCCTGCCACCTTGGTGATGCCAGAAAGTTGTTGTCCAGTAGCACCACCTTCTTGTGCTTGGGATGGTGGAACTCTGATATGGGGGCGTGATCGTGGATCTTGCCCTCTTTCTCTGGCACGTCACAGAACCTGCATTTCCTGATGCATCCTCTGGATGTGAAGCCCATGGAAAAGCCAGTGCGGTATAGGGTGTAGTCTGGCATCAGGTGCTCGACATAGGTTGGGAGGGTCTTCTTCATGTTGAGTCCGCTTCCTCCTGCCCACACCTTCTGGTCTTCAAACTGGTTGAAGTATGCCATCACCCTGTCCTTGTTCTGATAGAATATGCATGATATGTAGGTATGATCGTACTCGAACAGAGGTGCTACCTCTGGTACTCCAACTATCAGATCTACTTTGTCGCCCTTGCCCTTGTGGTAAGCAGAGAGCTTCATGAGTGCAAGGTTGGGGAACCCATTCACTGAGTCAGCATCGACCATCAGTATTTTCATGCAAAGTCCTCCTTCATGTATCGGATCAGGTCTTTGGACAGTATCTCAAGGATGTTGTCAATTGCTCTCTTTGATACTCCTATCTCTTGTAGATCTACAATGAGTCTTGCGAAGATCCTGACGAACCTGAATATGGTGGTGTGTGCATAGTCTCTCATGACACCAACACTCCAATCATCTTTAGCATGGCCTCTTGTGCTATGATCTCAGGATCGTCACTTTTCATCTCAGACTGGATAACGGTCTCTACCTTCATCAATATGTCAGGCTTCACTTCTGTTAGAAACCATAGCATTGCCTTTGCCCTCTTTATCCGTTCCTCTTCGCTTATCTCCTTGAAACAGCAACTGCAGGCCATGAACTTCTCACTCTGGCATCCCTGACCCCACCATTCACAGTTACCACAATCTCGATCTTTTTCGTTCATGTTGCGTAATACCTCATCTTGTTTCCGTCTTTTCGCCGGGCGATCTTACGGTCACTGTTGTTGTAGTATGTCCTGATGGCATCTTTGAGTCTGCTGTAAGAGCCGTACTTGATGTTGCTGTGATCTAACACTGCCCTGATGTCACCGATGGCAAGTCCGCCTTGGGTTGTGGAGTGTGCAGACTGAAGGATCTTGATCATCATCTCTCTGTTGAACAGGTCTCTGTCATCGAGCAGTGGCATGTTTGTTGCCATTGGATGCTCGTCTTTGTATATCACTGGCATTGGTCGTTGCTCCTTGGTGTAGTGACCGCCAGTACCCTTCCTGATCTTTGACTTTGACACTGGTTCCCTTCTCTTTGGTGCAGAACCACCGATCCTGACCACCTGTATCTTGAAGCCCTTTTCCTGAATGCCATAGAGACGCTTGCCGTACTTCTCATATTCATCGTCTGTCATGAGAATGACGTGTCTGCCTTTTTCCTTGCCATGTAGCAGTCTGCCGAAGAACTGCGTCTCTTCCATTCTGGATCCGAAGAGGAAGTTGTAGGTCACTGTCCTCTCGATATCTCTCACCGAGATGCCCTCACCCATGGCAGCACTCACAATGGTCTGATTGCTCTGTTTGATGATCTGCAGTCTCTCTTTCACTGGCGTGTCGCCGTACACAAAGGGGATGTTGAACTCCTTGGATAAGGACTTGCCAAGTTCTATGCTGAAACAGTAGATGAGTGTCTTCTTCACATCAAGCAGCAGTTCGCCCAACTTTGCTCTCTTCTGGTTGTAGTTGCTGCACAGGTACAGGGTGATCTCTGGCTCTGTGATGAGTCCTAGTTCTATGAGCACACGCCAGTCCAGACCTACTGGGAAACCAGTCAGTGCAAAGATGTAGTCAGATCTACCATCCTCTCGATATGGTGTGGCTGACAGTCCCATCCTGTACTCTGCTCTCATGGTGGCGATCTTGGAGAAGCTGTTTGCTGGCAAGTGATGACACTCATCAATGACAAGCACCCCAATGTCGAGATCCTTGATCTTGTGCCAGCTCTGAAACGGAACCACTATCACTGGGGCAGGCAGTGTTACGCTACTGAGCCTGTCTTCCCACTGCTTCTTGAGTGCGGCAGAGGTTCCACTGATCACAACGTTAGGTCTGTCGTCAACCTTGATGGTGGACAGGGCTTCTAACCCTATCAGTGTCTTGCCCACTCCTGTTGCCCAGAATATGCCCACTGCGCCTGTCTTCTCGAACTGTTTGAAGGCGTCTCCAAAGAACGGCATTCCCATTCTTTTGAGAATGTTGTCCTTGGCATCCTCATCCATGTGTTCTATGTTCCATTCTGCTTTTACCTTGTGCTCCTTTTGTACTGGCTTTCTCATGAACGGTAATATGCCATCATCAATGAGAGCGGCGATCAACTCGAAGCTCTTGCCCTTCTTGATCTTGATCTTGTCACTGCCCTCCCGACGAGTGAGGTGCTTCTTGTACCTCTCCCAAGCTGCATCCTGATGATCCTCACCAGTCAGCATCATGCCATTCATGACCTTCAGTGGCAGTTGTGGCTTGAACTTGAACAGCTTGCTGAACTCCTTGGGCACTGCACCAAGGTACTCCGCATACTTGTTCACTATGAACACGTTGTAAGAGGGGGTGCTCTGCAAGAGCCACCCGACGTTGAGGCTGAAGAACTTGGGCACTATCAGCATCCATTCCTGTTGCTTGTTGCCCCTCGGAAGGATCAGATAGGGCTTCTTGAAGAAGTCCCCCACCATGTCGGTGTCGAACTGACCGAACATCTCTATCTCTTCGAGATCCTGCTGTTGTTTCTTCAGTGATCTCCTTCTGTTCTCGATGTCTTGGTTTATCTCATCCTCAAGTTCCTTCAGTTGGCTTAGTTTTTCGTCTATGCTCATTCTCCTTCTTCCTTAACTTCTTCAAGTACTCTACCCTAAACTCAATGGAACCTATCGTCAGGATCATGGCTATTATCTTTCTCTTGGTGTCTGGGTTCTTGCTCAGCCTGATCTTGCCCCTGTCGTATAGGAACTCCTTACACTTCGGACAGTACGCCGTTATACTCTCTCCATCCAGATTCATGATCAGTGATGTCTTACATTTGGTGTGTTTCAGATCAGATATTCCGACTTTGAAAGCATCTGTTCCATACTGCATGTAAAAACAATGACATTCCATCATATAAAATTACCGCATAGGTAAAATCAGGGGGTGCTGCCAACACGGTATGGAGAACGCGCAACCTGAGAGAGGATTAGACTCTAGGACTTGGCAGCACCGGGAGTTATGTTAGGAGGTCTCAATGGGAAAGAAACCAACACAAGACATTAATATCGAACAGATAATAATCTTTCTGATTGCTATGAGTGAGAAGAAATCGGGCACAAAGAAGAAACCAAAGGCGAAGTCTGATGACAAAGCGAAGGCTGAGACCAAAAAGAAAGATGCAGGGAGAAAAGACGCCCCCAAAGAAGAAGTGGTGGCAGAAGATAGGCTGGCCGGACTAGAGATCGATCCTCAGTGTGACTACTGCAAGGCAATCATCTACAGTGGTAAGGCGATCCTGTGTCACTGTGGCAAGTTGGTGCACCAGTTCTGCTTCAACAGTCATGGCATGACCAAGCACCAGCCAAAGTACACGGTGGTCGAGGTCGAGACGGTGTCCGTCTATGACGAGTCTGGAGCATACAAGGGTCAGAGGGCTACCTACCAAGCGGTTGCGAATGTTTAATTAGGACTGACACCATTGAAGTAGTTGTCCTAAAAAGGACAGTAAAATGATGTGAGTGACTAAAATGCCACTAAACGAGCATGAATGGCTTGCAAGATCTGGAAGAGGCACCCCTGTTGGGTTCTCCGCCATCTTGGCAAGTACAACTGGCGTCACAGACGCCGCAATCGAAATAGCTGCCAGCACTGCTGGATCATACACTGTTGTAGACTCTGTTTACATCAGTTGTGACGACATTCCAACCGATGCGGACTTCACCCTCGACTTTGTTGGGTTGAAGACCTTTGCATTGGAGTATGACGAACTTGGAGCCGATGGGATAGCCCCCATCTGGGGATTCATGGACTATCTTGATCCCAATCCTGCTGCCAACACAGCAGCGTTTTGGCTGAACAAGAGTCTAGGTTCATTCATCATGGCTCCCACGGGAGACTCGATCTCCATTGACGGCAGGAATGCCGCTGCAGGTGACAACTATGTTGGAACCAATGCAGTTGCTCTGACCATCACCGTCAACGCAAGACTGATCGACGACTCAGCATTCTGGTAGTTAGTATAACAACTAACGAGTGGAAACTATGCAGACTACACGGGAAGCAGAATCTAGTGTTATTTCTAAAAAGGTTCCACTCGTATCCTATGTTTTAGTGATAGGTGCTAAGCATATCATCATGAGGGAGTACGAGAGGTATGCCAAGGATCTCGATGTCTACAACAAGAGGCTGAAGGATCTCACGGACAACCGCTTCGTGGTGAGATCGACACACACATCAAATGGAAGGACATATCATGGCAGGTACATCAACGAGAGGTACTGGTGTAAGACTGATCAGAGGATCAAACAGAGATATTTTGGTAAAGCGATCCCAGAAGAAGCGATCAAAGGGAAAGAACAGTCCAAGCGGTTACCAAGTGCCCCAGTGAACCCGTTGGATGGTCTTGAGTGTCAGGTAATAGGAGAGAACGTCACCATGACATCGACAATGTACGAGAAGTTCATTAGGTTGTTTGGTGGTGCATTCGTAGTGCCAATAGCAGGTGGTATTCAATGACGACTGAGTTCGTATATGTCAAGGATGATGGTTTTCCAATAGCAGATCAACCTAGTGCGTTAGAGTTGTTTGGTAGTGATGCAGGCAAGAGGATGCGATGGACCCAATCGTTCACCGAGATGGGTAGAGCCAGTGTTGGCATGCCAAAGGCAGGTGATCGTGTACGTGGTGCAGAGCATGGGTACAACAAGAAGACCTATGGGGAGATCTACAAGAAGAACGAGATCGTCTTCAGGGGCATAAATACCACAGCAGATCACGTCTTACAGAGTGGGTACAGGATCATCGGGGATGATGATGAGGCGCAGAAGAAGGTCAGAGACTGGTCAGAGTATATCGAGTTTCACAGGATCCTGCATGATGTGGTCAAGCATCTCATGATCTGGGGAGACTGCTTCATTGAGGTGGTCGAAGACGATGACGCTGACTGGGGAATAGCAGAACTGAAGTTACTACATCCACATTCAATGTTTGTCTACGTCAGTGAGACTGGCGACATCATTGGTTACATTCAATATCCAGACAGCAAGAGGTTCAGAGATCCTACTGACCTCTCACCACGAAGGTACACTACTGGTCGCACCCAGCGTGGGTGGAAGGCAGAGGTGAAGGCTGCAAACAAGGATGCCATTGTCTTCGATCACTGGGAGATCATTCACCTGAAATGGAACGCCATGCCAAACTCCTACTATGGTCTGAGCACCATCGAACCCATGAAAGGTACCCTGACCACATATGTAGGAATGATACAGGACATGTCAGCCCTCATCAGACGATACTCTGCACCAATGGTGGTGTGGAAGATCGGCACTCCAGAGATGCCAGCGAGTGGACAGATGATGCGTGACTTTGAGGCTGGCATGAGAAAGAGAAACATAGGTGACGATCCTGTTGTGCCCGGCATTGTTGAACATGAGGTTCTTGGTGCAGGCACTAAGGCAATGGATCTCGACCCGTACATTCAGGCACTCCGTAATGATCTGTTTGCAGGAGTCGCAGTGCCAGAGGCAGTGCTTGGTGGTAACACCAAGGGTTCAAGTGGTGGCGACGAGATCAAGCTTGAGGCATTCTCAAGAAAGATCGGCGAGGTACAGAGTCAGTTGTCTGACGCATGCCGAAAGAGGATATTCCCACGTCAACTTGGGGTCACCGACGGCAAAGACCCGATAAACAGGGTGGAGTGGAACAAGATACCACGTCTGGTGTTCAATCCGCCAGAGACCACTGAGCAACGCTATCTCAGGGTGAGTACCATCATAAACAGCAACATTGGTACCATAGAGGAAGGGCGTGAGATGCTTCAGATGTACCCAACAGACGTTCCAGAGGGTGAGAGAGCCATGGATCAGCAGATGGAGATCACCAAGCATGCTGCAGATGTGGCACCCAATGTTGGTACCCCCGGAACCACCGGTCCGTCAGCATCAAGCAGCAGACAGAAGGACAAGAAATCTGCCCAGAAACCAAAGACCGGTCCGCCCAAAGAACACAAGTGATTTTGTGACCAATACCACCACTGAGAGTGGTAACAAAAGGAAAGACTCTTAATGCTGGAACACGTGTTCCAAGTGTGGTGACGCCTGACCCATGCCTCAATGGGTAGAAGAATGCGTAGAGAGCACAAAGCCTCAACTACGTAAGAAGTTTCCCAAGGACAGTGATCGAAGAATCACGTCTAGGGCATTTGCTATCTGTCAGGGTCTATATAACAAGAGGAAGAAGAAGGAAATGGCGAAAGAGATATTTCATTTTCAGTCCAAGATGCAGACCTTTTCATCGATGCGTGAGGCACTGATTTATGTCGATGACAAGGGCGGAGTCGTCTATGGTCGAGAAGAAGCCATGAAGATCATGGAATCCGAACCCAGTACTACAGCCAATGATCAATATGTTGGCACTGGTGATGTCATTTACGCCACTTCTACAACCTCTCAGAGCTTCATCGAGTCAGCAACCCCCCAAGTACCCACACACTTCTACATTGCTGGTGAAGCAATTCATGCTCTGACCACACGGAACATGAACACATATCTTGCCGAAGAGTTACGTCTGGCGGCACCAACTCTAGCAGGCAAGACCATTCAACTGGATCATAGCATGAAGTCTATTGATACAGTCGGGAAGGTGATCGTCTCATCTTATGATGAGTCTTCACAATCAGTCAGTTACGTGGGCAGAATACAGATCGAACATCCAATTGCACTATCGGTGCAGTCTGGTGACATCGACACTGTTTCAATTGGAGCCTACGCAAAAGACGTGACGTGCAGCATATGCGGAGAATCTAAAGTCCGTGATGGCTGCCGACATCGGGTTGGTCGAGAATATGATGGTGAGGTCGCTACCGCAATAGGTAAGGGTCTCAACTTCGTTGAACTCTCTGTCACACCCGTTCCAGCAGATCCCAGAGCATCTGCCGGTGTAATGAGCCATGACTCTATGGAGTCGGCTCTTGTTGCTCTGGCTGAATCGTACCGAGGTAATAACATGTCTGAACAAGACACCCAACCAGAGATCGACACCTCAAAGTTTGAGGAACAGATCGAATCGCTTGAAGCGAAACTCGGTGAGTCCGATGCCCGAGAAAGGCGAAGGATTGCTACTGGGATCGCTGAAGCGGAAGTCCAACTTGAAGAACGGTACATCAAGGACTCGGACAAAAGAATTGAAGAGCTTTCTGCACAACCAAAAGAGGCTCTTGAACTTCTGGAATCCTCCATTAAGAACAGGCTCAAAGTGCAGAAACCAAAGCCTGAGTCTAAGGGAGCAATAGCCACAGATTCTGAGACACGTGCCCCAAATCAGATCACAGTGGAAGAGGCTAAGGCATGGCTCCGTGAGGCAGTCTTCGGACTACCCCCACCAGCCAAGGAAGCAAAGAGGGTCGTCGCTAAGATGCGTCGAAACTCCGATCATCCAATGGCTGCGGAATATGCCAGTTTCTACAAGGGAGATGATAAGTAATGTCAGGTGTTTACGGAGAAGGTACTCAATACGAGATGATCTTCGACACAACTACTTTCGCAACTCACAAGCGTCATCACGCACTGGTCTACACCGGTGTTGATCACACTGTCGAGTCTTCAGTAGGTGCCCAAGCATATACACTTACCATTGGTATGTCGTATGCTGGCATTGCATTCACTGACTTTCCCTACACAGAGATGACAGCCGCTCTCGCACACCCATATGATGGACAGAACCTTTCTGTTCCGTATGGCGGTGGAGACTCCACACCATCAACTGATGCTGGGTTCAGCACTGGGGATATGCTCACCACACTGCACCGTTGCAGGACAATGTGCATACCACAGGCCACAGTTGCAGCCGGAGCGCCAGTATTCATTGGTAACACTGAAGCTGACCACGTTGCAGTGACCGACACCCACGATGGACACATACAGGCAGCAGACCTTGCCCTTGAACAGGATGAGGTTGATGGATGCTTTGGGATCGCCGAGACTGGATTCACAGTCCCCGGAACCCACGCTGATCACGAAGGCACTTGGAATTTGAACACTGGACAATACACAGGTCTCCATGAGGGGATCTGGGTGAGCCTTTGGAGGTAATCAAGAATGGCAACAGACTATTCAAATGGATGGATCAAGTTCGATGAAGACGGGTATTCTAACCTGTTTGAAATGGACAAAATGATCACCACAAACGTCGATGTCGATAAGCTCAAGGAGTTTGCGCTCTTTAAGCCCAAGACAAAACTATCAGAGATAGACGGCGTTCTGAGACGAGATGATGCTAGAGTTTTGATTCCAGAGGTTCTTAACGAACAGATTCAAACAAAGGTGCAAGAAGCACGTGTTGGAAGAGAGCTGGTCCAGACTGTCAGCCTAGCGGGTGACAGCATGGCGTGGCTAGAGGAAACAGGATTCGAGGCAGAGCAGGTTCCTGAAGGCGCAGAGGTACCGATCAAGCATGCCACTTGGGAGAAATTCTACATCAACGTTGTAAAGATTGGCGTTAGACCAGTCATCACACGGGAGATGATAGAGGATGCCCACTGGGATGTTGTGCGCAGGAACTTAGATCAAGCAGCTCTTGCTATGGCAAGGTATGAAGACTGGATGATCATGAACGCACTGAATGCGGGAGTACCCAATAACGCAGCCATCACTGATGGTGTTGGCGGAATTGGAACCGTAGTTGGAAGTCACAGGATCAACATGGGTTCTGGAGGTGCTGGAGATTCACTTACATGGAGATCCATTGCCAAGGCACTCACTGTCATGCGACTTGAGAACTACACCCCTGACGTGATGTTGATACACCCAGTTCAGATGTACGATCTGCTCACCATGGAAGGCGACTTCATTGGTGCAACAGAGAAGGCATACCTGACCCTACCCGAGAGGGTAACAAGTGCCATGTCCAATGGAACAATTGGTTCTATCGGCGGCATGCGTGTTGTGGTCAGTGCTAACCAGCCTGCAGGACAGGTCTTGATGTTTGACTCTTCAGTGTACGGAGTGCTTGCTGAACGGAGACCCGTCAGCATGGACAAGTACAACGATGTTGTCAGACAGATGGAAGGGATTGTCCTCACACAGAGGCTGATGCCTGCTGCTATTCGCAGAGATGCTGCAGTAATGCTTACAGGTGGCAAAACTACCATCGTAACGTAGTCACCTGCCTTCTGAACTCTCATAACATACCCCCAAGTGGAGGGCGACTGTGCCCGGTCGCCCTCTACTAACCTTTATTATCAGCCGCTCATGTTAGAGCAGTGGTGATCATTTGTCGTTGGTAAACACAGACGCAGAGATTCTGCGAGTAAGAAGGATGCTCGGTGATGCCGCCGAGATGAACACAGTGACCATTATAGACGAGTTAAGGACTTCTGAGACCGCTTCTCTGGTAAATACAAGATACAAGCAGGTCAAGAGTGTCACAGGCGTCTGGCTTGCAACCGATCCAGATCATACTGGTACTGATTATTATACTGGCGTGTCCGCTGCTTTTGACATCTATACTGGGGAGATCACACTACACACCTCCCTTGCTAATCCAAGTACCAATGTTCTGATCAACTACACATACTACAAGGGTCTGCCCCCAGAGGTCATCGATGAGATGGTCTCAAACGCAAAACTGTACATCCAGTGGTACACAAATGAGACGTTCACGTGGACAAACACCGACGACAGGACAAACATCGCCAATGCTGCCATGATCTGGAGGGCTGCAACTGGTGCACTGATCTACATGTACGCCCCTGACATCATGCAGAAGGGCTACAACTGGTCACTTGCAGAGTTCAAGGTGGAGTCCAAGACATGGGCAGGATCAATGGGAATACAAGACCTGTTGATGATGTGGACAGATGAGGTCAACAAGTATCTCTCCATGCTTGGCAAGTACGAGTACTTTGTTGTTGCTTCCAGTGCTGATCCGAGAGAGCCGTACTACAGGACTGGTGGCAGAGGATATCACGGTTACAGAATGGATGACAAGGGTGATGTGCACTGAGTTTTTCAAGCCCGTATGCATTCATGGAGATGGGTTCTGATGGTGCACCCATCCTAGACGGTCAACACTTCAGAGAGGTCATGGAGACCTATGGGTTCAACATGCGTAGACGCAGGGTGTCACAGACTAAGGACTGTCCGTGTTACGATCCAATTGGGCTTCAGCCTAACCCTACCTGTCAGTTCTGTGAAGGCACTGGTACGGTCTCAGGGTATCAGGATGAAGTGATACGCGGATTTCTTCTGTTCAATGCCCCAGACGGTGCTGGTAGGTTTGGCAACCTGAGAACCAAGGCCGGTGTGGTCGAGAGGGTAGAGGCTGCTGGCTACTTTGCTGGCGGCACAGACGTGCGAATGGGAGATCTGATCCTGTTCACTACTTCAACAGCGACTGCTACTGAAGAGATCTATGAGGAATTTGAGATCTACACCATCATGCCAAGGGTGGTTGGTATGGGTACAGGTCATTACGATCACATATTCACCAGAGCAGACATGAGAAAGACCAGCTATGACATTGCAAAGGAGTTCCCACCGTGAGTGAAGAGAGGTTTGGGATGTCAGGATCTAGAACAAGGACTGACAAGGTAGGTGCGACTCCATCAGGAACCTCTGACCCAATAACATTTCCAACAGGCACATATGATCCGGGAGAATACAGGTTCGGCATGCCAGCAAGCATGGGGTTTGGTGGCGGCGGCTTAGGAAGTGTGTTGTCTACTCCTGAAGGCGGCACTGGTCTGTACATGATTCCAGAGTTCATAGAGGTCGATATTGACTTCAATTCATCCGACTCTGAGGATGTTGTGATATCAATGGGCAAGGGAGTCAGGCTTGTTCTCATTGGGAAGCTCTACATTGACGAGGATCCCGGTGCTGAGTTCAACCAGTGGACTTCTTTCACGTTCTATAACAAGAGTGTCATGAGGGGAGAACACGCATACTACAGGAACATTGCAACACTTGCATATACTGATCTTGAGGTTGCTACCACAGGTAGTGACGCAAACATCACCCCTGACGATCATACTTTCTTTGCATCACAGAACGTTGCAAGGTTCATTGATGATGGTGAGATAGCAAGAATAGGAACCCATGCCGACACCATGATCGCCGAGGACATTGTTGGTGCTCATGATATTGGTACTGGTATCTCTAAGATATCAGAGTTCTCACAAGTGACACTTCACAATGGTGAACAAGGGACTGTCACGTATCTCAGGGTGGAGTTCGACGCTCCACAGACGGTCTCATTGAAAATGGAGTTGATGCTTGTTCAATGACAACAGATTTATTTACGACTGATTACATGACACAAAGAGTAGTTGTGGTGACTATCTATGGCAATTGAAGACGAGTTTACTATTGGTCTGAATGGAGACATCCGTTCTTCTGGACCCAGTTATTTTTCAGTTCTTGAGTTTCACAGATACCTGCAATCATATGCAGATGATGAACAGATGGCAGGTAATGACCTTCTGGACATCACAAGTGCTGACCCGTCAGACAGATCAACTGACAACATTATCACGCTTAATGGTGATTACAACATTGATGATTCCACTGCTGAGTGGTTGTTTGATGGATCTATCACTCAGGCTGGTGGTGATGAGGTCTATTCAGGACTGGTGGTTGTAGGCACTGTTGAGACAGGCACAGAACTGATTATCATTCGTGACAACAAGATCGTGACCTCATGGTGGAGCACAGGCATAAATGTGGATGCTGCGAACAACATCATCTCACGGATGCTTATTCGTTCCCGTGGTGGAACCAATGGAACTGATGACTTCACTGGTTGTGACATTGACAGCAAGAAGATCACTGTCATGGCACGAGAGTTCAATGACAAGTATGCTGAGTTCCAGTTGACTCTTGGGCTTGGCAACTCAACCGCAGCTATATTCACGGTTCCAGATCTTAACAACACAACTGCTGTTGGGTCATTTCCACTTGCAACCCCACCTAACAACACTACTGAAGGCTACAACACCATTGACCTGAACAACGGTAATGGTCCACAGCCTTACTACTCCGAGTGGGACAAGGCAGGTTGGGGAATCAATGATCTCTATGAGACTACCAAGTATCTCACAAGGAGAGGCACAACCGAGGACTTTTACACCTCATTTGGTGCTGAGTTCTTCCGGGGAATCACCCATCAGTGGGACTACGACAACGAGACTGGTGCCATGACCGAGGGTGAAATACTTGCTTGGGGAACATCTTATGCATACACTACTGGATCAGGCGCTTTCACCATTGGTGAGAGGGTCACATTCTCCCCAAGTGGTGCGGTTGGACAACTCATCTATGATGATGGCCCAACAGCTGGCACTCAAGTCATATATCTTGATCCTAACTCAGCAACTCCCACTGCTTCTGACACTGTTACAGGAGCAACTTCAACAGAGACCGCAGATGTAGGTACTGTTGCTGGTGGTACTGCTGCTGGTGGCACTGGGCTATTAATTGCAGACGATGCCACTGATACCATGTGGATACAATTGATATCTGGTTCAGTTCCAGTTGACCCATTGTTTGTATTTGGAAGGACAAGCGAGAACAGCAATCAGGTCAACGGTTCTGTCACGAGTCGTGCTGTCAATGCTGAGTTCTTTGGTCAGTCAACTGGTACAGCCATCATTGGTGCCTTCGGCGTCGGTGTAGAGGCTGCTGATCTATTGACTGCAGATGCTCTCACTGATCTGCTCAACGCACCACAGAGTCCGCCAAACAACCAACAGTTCGACGTTACTGGGTTGGTATCTGGTCAGGACAGGGTACTTGTTGCAGCCAATGATGGTTCCGACAATATGGACTATGATCAGTACGCACTTCAGACAACTCTCAACTCCACGGTGTCTGAGGTAGTTGTTACTGGTGCTGTGGATGGCATGACCCCACAACAGGGATGGCTGCGGGTGATGTTAGATGTTCCAACACCCGTTGGAGATCTTGCCACCTATAAGATCATAGCATACACGTCACATGCATTTTCCACAAATACCACATTCCAGACCGCTTCTACTGATTGGTCAGGTGCAAATGTTGCTACTGCTGCAAACAATGTGTTCGTAGGACTCATTGATAAGGAAGCCACGGCGGCAACTGAGTCATTCACCGGAGTCTATTCTGGTGACGTGTCCTTGTTGGGAAGAGTCAGAGATGGTGGCGGAACGCCGACAAAACCATTAGACTATGTTACCACGTTCACTTCAGGTGGTGGTGGCTTTACGGCGATCAGAACACCTGATACGTGAGAGTGATGGTGATGGAAGATGATAAAGGTGCTTGGACACTGGGAAATCGGCTACATGACACCAATCATGGAAGCTCATCACTGGAATTTAATCTTGCGTGAGTTTGCTATAAAAGACTGGCTAATGTCACCTGTAACAGGTATCAAACATCTTGAAGAAAGTAGGGTCAATCTGATTGAGTTTCATAGCTTTGATGATGCATTGGAGAATGAGAAACTTCCCCGTGTATTCCTTGAACCACGTACTTCTCATCACAACCCAGAGACAACATGGCTACATGATTTTGTTCATCCAGAGGAATGTATCTACATCTTTGGGTCAGCACATTTTAACCCATCATTGGGAAGACTTAAGGAACAAGACCACGTAGTGTCAATCAAGACCATAATTGATAATGGTGTGCCTTGGGCATATCAGTGTCTGTTCGTGGTACTATACGACAGGATGATGAAATCATGACAGTCACAGTGACAGATAACAGAACAACCCTAGACGCAGCAGATGTGATAACCAATTGGAATCTGGGTGCAGTTACTACTACTGATTTTGCAGAAGCTACTGGGTCTGTGACCCTTGCCATTAATACTTCAACAGGTCAGTTATTCTGGACAGGCACTGGGATCAACTTTACCACAGCAGGCAACGAACTCATTTATTTATGGAGTTCAAACACTGCATTGCAAGGTTCGTGGGCAAGTGCAGTACATGCCATGTGGTTGTCAGACGGAACAAATGACCTTGCTCTACATGAGGCTGGGAACGATAGAGACGTATTCAAACATGCAGACAATCAAGTACAGTTTCAGTGCTTTCTAATTGATATTGATTATCTTGGCACCAAGAATACCAATGGAGAGATAACAGCAGTGGCTGGCTCATATGCTTCTTTTGATGAAACGTCTGTATCAGAAGTTGGGTCGCATTTCATCACCCTCTCAAAAGCACTTGCAGGTGGAACAAACACCTTTGTAGATATCATTCGATATGGTACTGAGGGCATCTCAATCACTGCTGGAACAACTGGTGCTCGTGGGACATTCCTTGAGATTGTGACTGAAGACCGTGCCACTGGAGATTTGAAAGGGCATGGCATCATCAGAGAGTACACTGCAAACACTTATGGTGTTCAGGGAACCATGAAGTTTGGAACCACCAGTACAGGCGATTCATGGTTTGAGGACTCTAATGTGGTGGTCACCTTTGAAGACAGAGATGTGAGTGATGATAAGTTCAAGTTAATAGTTCTTGGGAATGTCACGGGTGGCGAAGAAACTCACTTCTATCTTTCAAACTCTATCATAGCATCAGCACGAGCAGGTGTAGAAGTTGATATGTCATCAACTGGAATAAACACTCTTGATCTTAATACTGTCACGTTCTCTAACCTATTGAACGCAGTCTCTTTTCCAAGTGACTCTGCTAGTTATAGCCACGATGTTGTGGACTGCACGTTCAATAACTGTGGACAGGTTGATCCGGGAGCCGTAACATTGACTGACTGTTCATTCATTGATACCAATGCACCAACAACGGGGGCAATGTTACTAGATGCAACTGGTTCAGGAAATATGTCTGGATTAAAGTTCACTTCTGGGGGCAGTGGGCATGCCATCTACATTCCAAGTGGTGCAACAGGCAGCTACACTCTTACTGACTTCACCTATTCTGGATATGGTATTACAGGAACAACTGACGCAGTTATCTATAACAATTCAGGCGGATCAGTGACCATTACGGTGACTGGTGGTGACACACCGAGTTACTATAATGGTACAAGTGCTGATACTACCGTTGTTTCAGGAGTAAACCTCAAGCTTATTGTCAAAGATGCAGATGGCAATGCACTCGTCGGCGCTAGGTGTCTGATGGAGGCTGACACTGGCGGGGCGGATCCATATCTGGACTCTGTGGCGATCACATCCGTTACTACCACTGCAACTGTTGATCACACTGGGCATGGTCTTGCCACTGGTGAGATGGTGAACATCAGGGGATGTACCCAACCGGAGTACAATGGTGCTGGCAAGGTGATCACTTGGGTAGACGTTGATACCTATACTTACACCATCTCAGGTGGTCCAGCAAGCCCAGCAACAGGAAGCCCAACAGCAACCCAGTGTTACATTTCAGAATTGACCATTGCAGGTGGCATTGCAGAACAATCGTATAATGCAGGAGGTACACAGCCTTATAGGGGCGTGGTGAGATGGAGCACAACCCCGAACATCTGGCGTGACGTGAAATATTCAGGATCAGATGTTTCAGGTGGGTTAATACTACCAATACAGATGGACTCTGATGAATAATGACAACAGACCCAAGACATATTGACATTCAACAGATCAACAACCTTGGCAGGACAGACCTTGAGAAAGAGGTCATCTATCTCATGAAGAAGCGCATTGTCCTTGAGGATGTCATTGCTGACAATCAAAAGAAACTACAAGGATATTTCAATGCCATCAAGAACCGTGACAGGGCAATAGAACAACTACATTCAAGCATGGAGACTCAGACCAGCATCATGAATCAGCAGCTCGAAAAATCTAATAGACAGAATGACGAGTATCTACAGGAAATAGAACGGCTGCGTGGAGTGGTCAGAGAGCTGAAGTAGAATGTCATTGAGCATTGATTGGCCTAATAAGGTAATTACGATTCCAAAGGCGTACATGACACTAGACACAAGCGATCCATATGACATATACATTCTTGAAGCAAACCAGTTCCACCTTGACCTTAGAGCAGAAGAAGTGACAGAGCAGGGCATCATCAATGATGCCACTCATAACCACACCACCATTGTCACACTGGGGGGCACCACATTCGCAAGACTTGTTGAGATCATCAATGACTATACCATGACATTTGAGGATGGACAGTACGCCGTTGCTATTAATGGGGCTAACACCAACTTTGCAGACGTGTTGACCCTGAATCAGGTCTCTGTGAGGACAGCAAACACCGCAGGTCTGATCGAGACTGCTGGCGGCAGTGGGGATGCTGGTGCAGTGTGGGATGTGATACTTGAAGATCACGAGGATCCCGGTTCCACAGGAGAGGCATTAGGAACTCTTAAGGGCGGAAGACAGGTACCTGCACCGTAGTGAGACATATGGAAAATGTCATCGTCATCAGAGATCCCAAGAAGGACATCAACTCTGAGTCAATGGCATGCATATGTGTTGATCGTCTTCTTGGTCATGCTAACCCTGCTTGCCAGTATTGTAGAGGTACTGGTCAGATCACACACTCCATAGATCATGCTGTCACAGAGGGTCAGCGGCTCACCAAGGCTGAGATGTGCTTTGAGAACGCACTTACCATCTGGGATGACGATGATGAAGTGCCCCTATCAGACATCCTAGCCTACTTTCCGCCAACAGAGGATGTCCAGATCAATGACATCATAGTGCACAAGGGCAAGCAGTACGAAGTGCTCTCTTCAGACATAATGAGTGGTCTTAACGGAGATCTGTTGTTGTGTTGCGCACTTGAGAGAGTCAGTCAATAATCATATAAGAAGGCATAGCATTAGCAGGAGTGGTGATCACTTGCCACATGGCATATTTCTACATTCAAAAAAGTACACTATAACCATGGAACTGAGTGCTACTGGTGATGGTTCCGCATGGCCTGTTAATCAGATACCACTTGATTACCATGCTGGCGGAGTAACAGGTATATGGGCAAATGCTGCTGGTACTGGTACTGATTTTTGGAATGATTTTCCACGGAACATGGTCGATGGAAACTGGATCCAACTTGGACCAGAAGCCACTGCTGCATCAACAGCAGACACATCATACTGGGTCACGTACATTGTTGACACCCAGATCATTGCATCAGGGGTGCCCCTACCAGAAGGCGGTGGAGTAATTGCTACTGCGCCTACAATTCTGTCAGGCATCAACGGAACCAATGACAGTGCAACACCAGTAAACTATGAGATCTCAGGTCTCGCTACTGGTCAGACCCTAGCAGCCGAGATTCCTTTTGTGCCACCACTCTCAGGGGTGGTAATCACCCAGATCGAGGTCAACACCGATGGTACAAACATCGAGATTGGCATCTATCCGGGAGGTGCAACCACAGGAACCACAGCCAACATCAAGTTTGCAAAGACTGGTATCAACCAGTTGTATAACAGCAGCACAGAGTTCCCGAACCTCAGAATTGTGATCGAGGATGACGCATGGCGTCTGGGTGTCGTAGACACGGGCGTAAATGCTACTCCTGCAGGTACCACGATAACTGTACGAGGATATCCATTGATATGATCAAAGTAAAGATGTCTGCGCAACAGGACCGAATGCGTGACCTGTTCCTGCGTAAGATCAAGAGACCTAAGAATACAGCCGCAGGCAAAGCTGCTGAGGTTCTTGCAGACATCATAAGGGCGAACATTCGTGGTGGATATGAGACACTTCTTGGTGATGAAAAGTGGAAGCCCATAAGCGAAAAGTGGCTTAGGATGGTGGGCTATGATCCCGGTCAGGTCAGATCAGGAGATCTGTATAGATCGGTCACCGTGAACGATCTGGGAGATGGAAAGTTCGAGGTATCTGTCAATGACGTGAAGGCCATGATATTAGAATATGGTCAACACTATGTGCCCCCAAGACCGTTCTTCAGACCTGCTGTACACTACTTTGAGCATAACAACATTGCCAACACCATCATGATAGAGGAAGTGGCGGGGGCTGTTGGATGAGTTACAACTACAGCAACACCATTGGACTCACTTCTGATGGATACCGACCAGCAGGACAACTAGCAGTCTATGGTCACGTGATCACAAGACTCAGAGAAAAGTTGCCAAGCATCACCTATACTTTCGGTGATGATTCTGACTACCACACCGTTCAACCAATCACCTATGCCCTTGAGTTCCCAGACATGCTCATAGATCTCCCATTCGTTGCCATCACCTTCGTGTCAGAGCTGACAGGCAATGTTGGCATTGGGCAGGTGCCCGGTGGCATAGACTTTGGTGAGTACGAAGGCATGAAGAAGGATCTTCTCTTCCAGATAGACGTGTGGGCACGTAACTCCATGGAGAGAGACATGATAGGCGATGCCATCATGTACATCATGCAGTCAAGCAGGCGACATTTTGCTTCACTTGGGTTCAGAGACCTGTTCCCTGATCTTGGACAGACAAGGATGTTCGAGCAGTCACAGTCCACCCTCTACCCGAGAATATCACAGACCACCACACGAGTGTGGAGAAAGGTCATGACATTTCATGCAGAGTATGATCTGAACTGGATACCCGAGAAGGATGAGACTTGGGGCATCATTGAGCAGATCGATCTCAGCGTCAATGAGTACGAGACACAGATAGGCATGGCAACAGACCTGCCCCTTGATAGCCATCTGTTTGACGGACTAGAATTTATTGAGGACTTACTATGGTAAACAAGAGTTTTGACTTCTACAAGGACAACCTGCCCTATGGATTTCCAGTGACCAAGCAGGTGTTATGGACTACAGTCTCTAAGCCAGAGCTGGAGGTTTCACCAGAGACCTCATACATCCTGTTTGTGAAGGAGATCACGTACTTCATGACTGAGGACTTTGACATAAGTGCTGGCACTCTGAGGTTCACTCACAGTGATGAGGCAGCACCAAACTCCCCAATCGACATCACTGAGGCGGATCAACTGGTCGCACTGGGCGAAGCCAGTGTGCTTGTTGTCTTCCCAACTGGAACCAATAAGATCAGTGGTGGATTCAAATACAACATACCAGTGAAATGTGATGCCTCAGCAACTGAGTCATACAAGATCACACAAGAGTCTGCTGTGACGGTCTCAGCAGGACACCTCCACATCACTGTTCATGGTTGGCAGATGCTAAAAACCGACTATGAGGAAGTTACGTAAGATTAATCAATGACTAATGATATGAAAAGAATGGTGACCACATATGTCAAGAATACTTCCCGGAACATATAGTGAACAAAGAACAGGTGCCCTAGCAGTTGCTGGACCTGTTAGTTTGAACACTCTAGCAGTGGTGGGAACAGCCAACAGAGGCGTGTTGGATACTCCTACCCTGATAACCGATATCCAACAGGCTTACGACACCTTTGGATATCCTGATGAGTTTGATAGCTCCTCGGAGATGCAAGAGCTTAGCCTTACTCGGGCAATTCAGCTTGCTTTCGATGGTGGGGCTGGTAATATTTATGCTGTCCGTGTTGCGTCTAGTAACGCAGCCAGTGCAACCAGAGACGTGCAGTCAACAAGTGGTGACTGTGTGGTTCTCTCAGCAGCCTCAGAAGGAACTTGGGGCAATGATCTACAGTTCAAGATCGAGATCGCTGATGGTGACACTGAGACCACAGGACACGTAGCACAGCACTTTGGGTTTGTCGAGGACTCGTACACCGATGCCTCTACTGCCACAACTCCTTTTGATTATCTGGACATAGACACAGCTGCAAACTACTATGCAGAAGAGAACGCAGGAAACAGCGTTCAGGTGATCTATGACTCTGGCGCAGGCACAACGGTTGATATGACGATCATACACTCTGATGCTCACGCATTGAAGGAGAGTGCTGACGTTGCTGGAGAACCTCTTTCAGCAATTACTATGTACAACGCACAGACATTCAGTACCCTTGACGCCTGTACAATAGCAGGCGTGAGGCTGAGACTTGCAGACAATGATGCTTTTGAAGGTAGTATTACTGCTGCATTGAGAGCAGTTGATACCACCACGGGCAAACCAACTGGTGCAAATCTTGCCAGTGTTGCTATTGCACACGGTACATTGGCACTGTCCTCTTCATATTCAACAGAGGTATTCACATTTGGATCAACCTATGATCTGGAAGCAGATACTGACTATGCCATTGTCGTTTACATTGATACTTTTACTGCTGGTATAGCATATGTAGGTGGTCTAACTGCTGATGGCACAGACACCTACACCAAGGGTGACGGATGGTACTCATCAGACAGTGGGGTTGCATGGGCAGCCTCTGCTTTTGTCGAGGACTATATGTTCGACATCACATTAGATATACCAGAGGCATACTGTGAGTTTGTTGTGAACAACTGGGGAACCGCATGGCCGGGTGGAGAATACAAGCACATCAGGTGGTCAAGCACCTCAACCCCTGCAGACACCACATATGCAAACATCAACTACTACACAGCATCTTCAAGAAAGGTCACCATAAAATACGGAGGTCTTGAAGAGGCATTCTGGGTGGTAGACGGTGATGACATGGTTGTGGATGTCAATGCAGGATCATCCCTTGCAACAGCAGCAGCCGCTGCTAATTCTGCAGAGGAACCTCTCATCACAACAGGATTCCAACAGTTCGGGCTTGGAGCAGGAACCACAGGGGATAGTGGTGCAACTGATGTCACATCAGGAGACTATGATGAGGGATTCGTAGCACTGGAACAGACAGCAGTACATGTCTTGACAGCCGCCGGGAGGTCTGACAGACCAGTGATCTCATCAATGGTCACCCACTGTGAGAACCAGTCTGATGAGAAGAAAGAGAGAGTTTCTGTCGCAGGACATGGATTTGACAAGACATTGAACGAGGTGTTACAGTCCAGTGGACCATATGCATCAAAACGACTGGCATATGTGTCGCCCGGAATAGAGAGAACAAACGTTGCCACTGGTGAAGTAGAGACCCTTCCTGCATCATACACTGCCGCCTATTTCGCAGGTCAGTTGTGTAAGGGAGACATCTCTGAGTCCAACCTGTTCAAGACACTCAGTGTTGCTGGTCTTGAGACCACATACTCCGAGGGAGAACTTGAACAGATCGTGCAGCGTAGGATCATACCAGCAAGTGAGATGTCCGAAGGTGGATATCGCTGGAGAGAATCGATCAACACCACTTCTGATAGTGAGTGGAAAGAGATCACCACGGTGAGGATCGCCGACTATGCCACTGTAGGCATCAGGTCGATCTGTAACCAGTTCATAGGGCGCAAGAACCTTGGCAGTTCACGACAAGCAATCGAGAATGCCTGTATTGGGTTCCTTGAGACCATGAAGAGCGCAGAGATGCTGTCAGACGAGCCAAACTCATATACGGCTAGGGCTACGTCAACTCCTGCTCAGCAGGCGGCAGGCATTGTGCAGGTGACGGTCACCATCAAACCAGTGAAGGCGATCAAGTTCATCATTATCATTCAGTACATTGAGTAGGTGATATGAAATGTCAGAAAACAAAGCAACTAACGTAAGCGCACTAGACGAAGGAAACGTACCACAAGCAGGTATCTACAAAGGATTCAATGCCCATATCACTCTTGCAGGAGTACTCATTGGTCGTGGTCAGGAGATGAACTTCACTGTTGACAACAATCTTGAGGCATATTATGAGGTTGGATCGAGGGTGCCATGGTATGTTGAAGGAAACTTTGACTGTCGAGGAACCATCAGGGGCATGGTGTTTGACACCATGAAGATCAGGCTTGCCATGGGCAGTGCCAGAGACCTTGTGGGTGCCAATCAGAGCCTGAAAACAATCGATGCAAGAACACTCTTGAACTCAAACGATGGACTCTCAGACGCACCACTCACCCCAGATGCGGGTCAACAGCCATGGTGGAAGCTCTATGAGTTCACCATCACTTGTGAACTTCATATCGATGGTACCAACAAGTACATGGAATACAAACTCGACAAATGCAAGATAGACACCTATCGTTTGGGATTCACTCAGGATAGCGAGGTCGGAGAGACCCTAACATTTGTATCCCCAAGAGTGGGCATAAAAATGATAGATGGAACATAACAGGTGATTGAATGACCGAAGATCCAGAAGCACTGAAAATAGAACTCATGGCACAAGCCAATCAGATCAAAGAGGTCGATGTTGGACTTGAGAAGCCAGTAAGGATCAAACCTCTCACTTGGCAACAGGAAGCTGCCATTGCTGGTGCTGCCGCCAACCTTGTCAAGAAGGGAGTACCACAGGAAGTTGCAGACCGTGAGTACATGAAACTCACCGTGCATGCTGGTCTTGTAGAGCCAAAGATGACCGAGGCTGAGGTCGAAGTGCTCAAGGTCGGCATTGTAATGCGACTCAACAGTGAGATCGGTAAGATCTCCGGTGGTCTGCAAAAAAAATGATTGAGGCGTTCTACAGAACGCCCATAGGGGAACAACTGTACCTGTTGGTCAAGGCATTCGATTTCAAGATCCTACCATCTCAGTTCAAGACCATGACAAAGAACGAGATCAATGAGTTACTTGTTGTTCGTGAACGCATGATCATGGAGGCTGAGTTGGTAAATGTCGGAAGATAAGCTCTCATACACGATAGAGTTCGAGTCTGATGAAGAAAGCCTAGTATCATCAATCAGTGAGGCGATCACGGAGTCCAAACCTGCAATAGATACCATGCTTCAAGAGGTCATCACCGAATCACTGAAAGAATCAGTGATGCAGGCAGCGAAGAGTCTTGGAACAATTCAGTTAGATGTCGAACTGGGGAACGAGTACCGAAGAGCAGTATCTAGTGCCAGACAAGAATCATCAGACATGCCAGCCACCCCAGACACCGTAAGAACCATGCTGGAAAAGACTGCCTCTGTCATGGATGAGACTCCCATGTCGTCTGTTGTGCAATCAACAACTGGCATCATCGTATCCCAGATCATTGGATATCTGCGTGCGAACCCTACTGCTGCTGCACAGGTGCTTGAGTCACCAGCGTCTAGCGTCATGACGCAAACAAGCAGATATGGTGAACTGAGCAACCTGTTGAGCATGTTGAACAAGATCAATACGAGTGTTGACGCTTGGGGAACAATCGACTCCCTGCCATCATCAGTGAAGGACTATCTCAGTGAAAGATCCGAAGGCATGGAGACATTGCGGAAGACAATGGAATCTTCTGAGGGCAAGGCTGAGACCATGACCATTGAAAAGCTCATGGGCTTGCTTGACAAAGACACCAGCGGCACACCACAAGACGTGCTGGAAAGAGAGGTTGTTGTTGCTGTTGGTGAAGGAAAAGTGACAGTGGCACAGTACGATCCTGTTAAAGAAGATGACGAGCAGACAAGGGCTGATAGAATAAACAAGTTCTTGGAGGATGAACTCTCATCGACATTCACCAGCTTCATCAGCGCAGGAAGAAGACAGTTTGCTGCTGAGTTTGGGGCGGATCCAGCAAGAAGTGCTGAGTTTGCTACCGAACAGTATGGTGGCATTGTGGATGCAGAAAGCATGACAAAACAGATCGGAGATGTCATTCCTAAACCTGAGTTTGACGTTAAAGACACGCCAGCAGAACGTGCAGGAGAAACGATTGACCTAAGAAAAGTAGTAGAAGTGTTTAACAGGATAGCAGCATCATTAGAACACATTGGTGAGATAGACGCAGCAATAATGGTTGATGCGGCATCAAGAGAGATTGATATGCTGGGAAGGTCACAAAGACACACCGAGAGTGATGAAACAGATGGAATGGGGTGATATAGATGGGTAAGCGAGCAGTGATAGGGTTTCCATTTCAACTCATGACAAGAATACTCACGGGCGGTGCTAATTTTGGGGGTGCAATTGGTGGGGTGCTTGGAGGTAGGATAGCGACAGGTGCAAAGGCAGTGGTCGGTGGTGTTGCTGCTGTCAGTGCTCTTAGTGCCATTGTGCCCGCAGTATCAGACATGTTCAACAAGGATGCCAACAAGGATGCAGACGATCTTGGAACAAGAGTAAACCCGTTAGAAGCACTGATCACTTTCTTTGACCTGAATGCAAATGTGGTAGACATAGACGAGGAACGCAGACTTGCTACCATTGATGTTCCGGGAAGAGAGGGCGACTTCATTCAGAATCTAGGCTCTAAGTCAGTAAAGTACAGAATCACTGGTAGGTTCTTTGCAGTAGATCCGAAGGACACACCATCCACTCCATTCTCCCCAATATTCAAGGTGACATTTGACAATAACGTTGCGGTTGGAAATACTCAGTTGCTCAGACTGTTAGAAAGATCAGGGGTTCCTGCTCCGTTCATGTGTGAGTACGACATTGCAGAGGTGATCGTCAAACGGGTGCAGTTGAAACAAGACGGCGGGAAACCCGGATGGATCAACTATACAATTGATCTGATAGAGTATCGCAGACTGCCACAAATATTAAAGATGTTAGGACTTGCAGGGTTGGGGATGATGTGATACATGTCAAAAGACTTACTGAAGGACATTAAGACTGGTTTCAAACAACGATATGCGATGACTGCTGGTCTCAAGCCAGTGTTCAAGGTCGAGACCTGTAAGAGCCTCAAGAGTGGTTCCATTGGTGATAAGATCATAGAAGACACGTTTCCTGCATGGGTGAAGATCGCAGGATCTAAGGGATTCGATGCAACAGGCATCATAAAGACCAAGGTGGCAGAATTTCTTGGGTCACAGTCAACAGACACCCCCCTGCTTGGGGTCATGATTGACCATGCATTTATGAATCGTTACCGTACCATTGCTAACCTGATATTTCAGAACGTTCTGAAGAACAAACCAACAGGCAACGAGTATCTGAGTGAGGACATGATAGAGTGCGGGTTTCCAATAAGGGTGACCCTTGGTGCACTGACACCAGAAGGAAACTTCATACAACACCCATATGAAACATCGTTGCTTGGATCTCTTTCGGCAAGCAAGATCTATCCAACCTTCACAGGAATGGTCGCCGCACAGACACAGGAGATTGTCAGCAGTGGTGACAGGTTCCAGATCACATGTTATGGGTTCGAGTACCTGTTATCAAAGGCACCTCTTTATGAGTTTAAAGCCAAAAAGGGGGATCATCTCAGAGAGGTGTTTGCTAGGCTCTTGCACCAGTTTGCTACAATGGCAGATCACTACGGCACTAAGGACCATAAGAACCAACCAGTAGAGCCAGATCCAGACTCAAGATTTGGACCCACCAGACCAGAAGCCGCACTCAAATGGCCTGTTCCAATTCTCAGAGCAATGGGGCTAATTGACAAGAGGAACCGACTTCTTAGTGTCAAGAAGATCTGGAAGAACATACGCATGGTGAACAGCTATGCAAGAACGACTGGAAGAGGACCGGCGTTGTTACATGATGTAGATTTCCCACTACACGCAAACAGACCGAAGAAGGGGCAGGCACCAAAAGGACCAAGAAAAGCAATGAGCTATCTTGATGCACTCAACAGACTTGCCCCCAGTCCGCAGGCAGCAATTGAGTCACAAGAGGAACTTGCAAAGAGAGATATAATTGAGAACTATTATAGTAAATTTTCTTTCTACTTCGACTATGATGGAAGACCAACCATCATGGGAAAGCTGATGAGCACTGCAGAGATAGTGGCAGGAAAGGGGAAACCCACCCATGACAAAAACAGGGCGAGGGTTCACGATGCAGTGATAGGCGGAAACATCATTCATCTACAAATGACATCAACCATAGGAATGTCTGCTGGAAGAATCGCCCTGCATCACATGACACCAAATCCTAGCGTACCAGAACCATCACTGACACATGCTACAAGCGACAGACAGATCAACCTAGGAGGCAGAATAACACAAGAGACCCTTGGGTTCTACGGACCGGGATCATATTGGGGCAACGAAAACCTGTTCTACTACGATGATCCCTCAAGAGGATATGGTTATGCTGGCGAGGTGTTGCAAGAAGTGGCTGACAGATACAAGTATTTTGGCATGCGAGGATCCAGTTATATGGTGGCTAATCCAAAGATGATGCCGGGGGATGCAGTGAGGATAGTCGATATCAGAGACAAGGAAGGGTTTGGAACTGCAATCTCGGCGACCATTGATATTGGTAAAGCAGCAGCTTCTAAGCTTGATTCTGCCATTGCAGAAAGGTTCCCTAGCCTGTCTAAGAAAAAAAGACTTGCTGGGAAGACAGTGAATCTTGGGTTGAAAGGAATAGAAGACGTGTATTGGATATGGAAATCAAGACACTATGTTGGACAGGACATGATAACCAGTAAGGTTTTCTTTGTAAAAGAACCACAGTCACTGATAGCAACCACTGATGCGTACAGACAGCATCAGATACAGAGAAGAAAAGCACAACAGGCACAAGGACCGTGATGACATGTCATTCTATCCAGACGCAAAGATAACAAAGGTCTACGACAAAACCACAATGCTTGACGAGGAAGCGGGCATCACAGGACACGGGTGGGTGCAGGTAAATCTTCTTGGATACGTCAAGGAGTCAAATCACCCTGCAATAACAAGCGAGACCACAGACGCACTGCTGCTGGCTCCATATTCGTTCCAGCCAAGTACAGAGGAACACAACTCATCAGCAAACAAACTTACCTCACCAATGAATCAGCAATATGGAGTGATCGTACCACCAAGACGCGGTGATCGTGCACTGGTCGTATATGCAGGAGAATACTTTGTCATTGGTGTGTTTCCTGCTCCCGGTGGCAACGAACCCCCATCATTTTCAAAACATGATCTGTCTTTCATTCATAGAAGCGGTGCTTCGATCAGGATCAATGACAAACATCCCGGTGTGACAGCACCTGCAGAGGATGAGTACGACGGTATCACAGGTGCCATGTCCACGGTGGCTAACAGGGCGATCCATCTCATAGGATCAAAGTTCTTGCCATATGGACTGATGGCAGAACATGCCTCACAGGATGTGAATATAGGCATCAATGATGGGTCTGATGGGTATGCCTATGCTGACATATTTGATGATGCAGAGCCAAGCAGTACGTACTACCAGCCTTGGGATACCAGCGCATCAGGCAAGAAGTTCGTTGGTCCACCACATGCAGATCTTAATGCAGATGCTGATGTAGGATCAGATGAGTTCTATCTGCTACATCAGGGGGGCGGTCTCCTGAAGATGGCTCCGATCAACACCGACTATACAGGCACCAAGATGTCATCAGACGGAATGACCATAGCGGTTGGCACCAAGTATTGGGATGCTGGGTTACAGAACAAGGACACTCATGACAGTCCTGCTCTTGATAGCACTGTGGTGACAGGAGAATTGAACATAGTGCATGAGTCGGGGGCGAAGATCAGAATAGACACCTCTGGAAACGTCTATATCGATACTAATGGTCAGACCCTGTATCTTGGTGACTCTGGTTCATCACCACAGGACATTGTAAAGCACGGTGACAGCACTACAGTACATTCTACTATCAATTTTATGGGAGCGCCATGTTATGATCAGACAGTAACACCGGGGCACAGTCACACTGTTGTGGCATCACAAAGCGAGGTGAAAATACCATGAGCGATTATCCGGGGTTCAAGGCTGAATACTCACATGACTATGACTGGACTGGACCTACGTGGACACATCCAACAAGACCTAGATATCTGGCAATGTTTGCTGAAGATCTGGATACACCTGTAAACACCGTTGCGACTGACAATCCATTCTTACAGCTTGTTGGTGAGGCTACTGCTGGTGGTCAGGATGGATACTTCAGAGCAGGCGTCTATGCCTCTGGTTCATGGCCGGGGGTCGTCTCCAATGGAGAGTTGAAGGTAGAACTTGGGAAGATCACGGCTGATCCGGGGATTGTGCTCAATCCAACAACGGAGGCGACAGCACCAGACACCCTTGGCTCAATGATGTACGACTCTGGCACTGATGAACTCAAGTATTATGATGGCTCATGGCAGGTGGTGGCTGCTGGTGGTCTGTCTGCTCACACGCTGGCTACTACTGGCGTACACACGGGAGCACTCCCACTCATTGACATAGCCTCTTATGTTCAGGGTTCAATCATCATTGGTGGTGGGTCTGACTGGGAAGCTCTAGGTGCTGGCACAGAGACCCATGTATTGACAATGGGAGCTAGTGAACCAGCTTGGGCTGCCCCTGCAAGTGGTCATTCAGAGACCCATACTCTTGCTACAACAGGTCCTCACACAGACACCCTTCCTTGGGCAGACATGGCGGCTGGAACTCGGGGTGGCATAGTCAGAAGAGGGGCAACGGATTGGGAAGAATATGCCCTTGGCACCGAGACCTACGTCTTGAAGGCAGGAGCTACCGATGTTGCTTGGGGTACGGTTGATTGGAGTGAACTGACAGGATCACAGCCAGCTCCTGTATCACATGACTTTGATGTTCACACCGGAGATGTAGATCTTGTTGACATTGCTTCATATGCCCAAGGCTCTCTCATCATTGGTGGCGGAGCCGATTGGGAAGCACTCACAAAAGGCGATGCTGATCAAGTTCTCACATCTGATGGCACTGATCTCTCATGGCAAGACCCTACTGGTGGTGTGACAGGATCAGGAACACAATATGATCTGACAATGTGGAGTGATGCTGGCGGAACTGCAATTGGAGACTCAATGATCTCACAGGACTCTGGGGGAACAACAACAACCATTACCAGTGCAAGTGATGGTCGGGTCTTACTCACATCTGGTGGGCATTCTTACATTGATATAATAGCACCAGTGAATGACAAACTAGCATATGTCTTGGTGGGTGCTACCGACACAAATAACAATGCGACCATGGTAGCCTCTTACAACGCCGGAACACAGGTGTTGGATAAGATATTATTCCGCACCAAAACATCAGGCACTGGCACTGATGGTAGATTGGAGTTTGAGGCTGATAGTAATCTAGTCCTCACTCTCAATCCAGACACCACTGCTGACTTTGTTGGAGACGTCACATTTGGAGAAGACACCCATATTGCTGATTCCTTATATCACTATATGGGCACTGAGGATGATGTTCATTTCAGGTTCAATGGTTCTGCATGGCAGATCAATGCTGGTGCATATCCAATACATGTTTTCACTGGAGACGTGTTCCAGATCAAAGACCCTGATGATGGGAATGCGACAGTGTGGGCATTGGACACCACCGCTAGAACCCTAGCAATAGGAACAGCATCAGATCAGATAGCCACCACCATTGAAGGAACTCTGTCAGTTAATGCTGCCACAACGATTGATAGTACCCTAGATATTGGCAATCAGGGTGCTGGTGGCGATCCACAGATCTACTCAAACCATGGTACTCTTCAGCGTCTGGGCATCACAGGAGAACTGCTTACCAGTGGAATCATCACGATCAACACGATCAACGCAGCCACCTCTGACTTGGACAAGTTTCTAGTGTCAGACAGTGGTGAGATCAAGTTCAGAACAGGGGCTGAGGTACTTAGTGACATAGGAGCAGCTGCTACTGGTGAAGCACATGCACTTGCTACATCTGGTCCACATACAGGAGAATTGCCTTGGGCTGATATGGCCGCGGGTACTCAGGGAGGCATTGTCAGACGCGGAGCCTCTGATTGGGAAGAATATGCGATTGGCACTGAAGACTACGTTTTGAAAGCAGGAGCCTCTGATGTTGCTTGGGGTCAGGTTGACTACTCTGAACTGGTAGGAACCCAGCCTGCGCCAGTTGCTCATGTTCTTGCAACGTCAGGACCGCATAGTGGTACTCTGCCTCTTGCAGATCTTGCTGTAGGAACCCAAGGTGGTATCATAAGACGTGGTGCTTCTGATTGGGAAGAATATGCATTAGGAACCGAGACCTATGTTCTCAAGGCTGGTGCTACGGATGTGGCATGGGGAACAGTAGATTGGTCTGAACTCACAGGATCACAACCAGCTCCCATATCTCACGCTCTCAGTTCTCATACTCAAGGTGATAACAAGATCTTCATGACAAAAGGTTCAACGTTCACTGAGATCGCCCTTGGTACAGACACATATCTTCTCACCTCGGGTGGGGATGGTGCAGATCTAACTTGGACAGATCCTTCAACCATTGGTGGTGGTGGTGGAGTCACTGGATCTGGAACCAACAACCAGATCGTCAAATGGCTAAGTCAGGGGGTTACAATTCAGGACTCAATCATAGCTGATGATGGATCTACTGCTACGGTTGCCGGTGCTCTCACTGCCACTGGCATTGTAACAGGTGATGGGTTTATGCCAGAAGCCGATCTTGTTGATTATGCTGGTTCTGCTGATCTTACATTCCTCGGTATCTATGTTCAGAACATCTATGATGACGATGGAACTCTTTGTGCAGCAACTCAGTCTGATGGATCTCTTCTTATCAAAGAATTAAACACAGATAGTAGTGCATGTATTGTTTATGCGTCAGCATCTGCCCTTTTGAGAGAAGGTTCTGGTGCCGCAGGAGTCAAAGAAGATAGTAGTGGTAAAGTGACATATACCGGTGGTGATGATGTTGGATATTTTGAGTTCAGTAATATTATCCCCCAACGGTTTGCTGATGGCACACTCTATCTTCAAAATGTTATTGCTTATTTACACTTTACCACTTCTACCAGTACAGATTGGATTGATGATTTCTGGGTACGAAGGACTTTACTTACGGATGGTACAAGTAGTGAGGTATTTGCTGATAGCACAAACAAAGGATTTGTTAGTGGTGACGATACTTACAATGAAACTGTGAATCTATCTATTGCCACCGGATATTCATATCGTGTGGCTCTTGACATAAGATCTTCAACAGGCACCGTCACAATTAGAGGTTTCAAATTTACTTTCAGTTATGTATGATGTGTTCAATATGGAAAACAAATTCACAATCAAACCAAATGAGTTCTTCGGGATAAGGATAATAGGAGAGCTTACCACCTTAGAATTATTGTTTCAATCTGATATTGGTGTTGATATAATGATATGCAGAGATCCAGAATTGGTGAAGATCATGGAAGGCACTCTGTCTGAATTGGACACCAGTGATATGTTATTTTCTGTTTCTGGTCTTCAAGCCGTTAATGCTAAACTGAATATTAGTGATAAGATCGAACTTTTCTTTGCCATTATGAATACCAACGATTCTTTGGCCACAATTACTATGGACTTGGAAATGACAGACTATTTCAATATTGACAATAAACCTGTTGATGGATCAATAATTGAATTAATACAACCATAATAATTACAGAGAATGACATTTAAGACAGTGAAACACTAGCATAAGTGGTGATCATTTGCAATTACTAGACATCAATATAGAAACATGGTACTTCGTTGGAGTGGTCTGCGGACTTGTCTTCATGATGGTGTACCAATACTGGTTGAAGCATAACAAAGATCCAAACCTTGCTTTTGACAAGAAATATCTCGTACCGTTCTTCGTTTCACTCATAGTAGCAGTGTTTCAGGTGGTACTTGAGATGACAGGACTGACAGTCCCCATCTTTGACAACCCATTACAGGCATTCATTGCAGGGTTCATATTATGGGCAGGTGTCCAAGAGATCCTAAAGGCAATATTAAAATTGGATCGCATCGACTTCTTCAGTACAGCATAATGTGGTGATCGCTTGAGCCAGAATGATGCCGACTTCATTGGAAAAGACATCAAGATGAACTCTGATCTGTCGGACATAGAGACCGGCGGAACAGACATCTCTACCATTGAGGGAAACGACAATCTGGCTCAGGCAGTTCTTTTGAGGCTTAGATGTCCAGTAGGGGCATTGCCATTACAACCACAGTTTGGTAGCAGATTATCACAGATGTTAGGCAAGGGTCAGAGCAGCGAGAACGAGTATATTGCTCATATGATGGTGGGCGAGGCTCTGATGAAAGAGACAAGACAGGTCTCTGTTGACAACATGACCATAAAATACAGTGCCGATGAATTGAACATATCATTCACTGTGATCGGAATCAATACAGCAGGGTTAGCAGAAGTAAACCTTTCTTTGAAGGTGTGACCATGAGCGAAGATTATGAGATAGCAAACCTACGAACAACAGAAGAGATCATATTACAGATACAGGAACAGATCGTTGATGGTTACAGACCAGTATGGAGAGAACCCATCACATTCATCAGCGGCACCTCATCTTACACCCTGTTATGTGATTACACGTCAATTAAGAAGGTCTATGATGTCATCAGGGTGATAGGAATACAGGATGGCATATCAACAGAGTTCGCAGCAGAGGCAGACTATGTTCTGGTAGACGAGACAGGTGATGGCTACTATGACAGCATATCTTGGAGTCCAGCAGGTGACGATCCTGACGACACCACTGTGTTCTACGTGGACTATCGGTACATGGTGATTCCAAGTGGACTCACTGACATAAATCCCGGATCTGTGCTCATGACGATCATTGATGCGTTTGCATTGCAGGTAAGACATACAGAACTCAAGCTCAATGACATAGCAAGAGACAGTTTCATTGACTCTGCTGATGGTCTTGAACTTGATGAGTTGGGAGAACTTGTCAGTGTCACTAGGAATGACGCAATAAGCACAACAGGGTACGTGACCATGGCAAGACCAACCAACCTCACAGCAGGCATAGTCACCATACCAGTAGGCACTCAGGTTGGCACCACTGGGGAATCTCCAGCAGTGTTTGAAACCACGGTTTCTGCTCAGATCGACAACACAGAGACAGCAGCAACGGTATCAGACGCCACAAGCGATCATTACGGAGAAGAATGGATCCCAGTACAAGCGACCTCACCCGGAACATCAGGGAATGTGTCAGCAAATGCCATCACAAAGAACGTGAACGCGAACAGTGTGATCACGGACATAACAAATCCACTGTCATTTGATGCATCAGACATCTCAGTGGTTGGTACTGGCACACAACAGGTATTTACTCTACCACACACAGTAGACAGCAGCGGGTTTGTGGATAAGGATTCAGACGGCAAGGCCATTGAGGTAGAGAATGAGGACATCAGGGGGTGGATGGATCAGCCATCAAGTGCAGGCACCGTCACCGCTACACTGAGTGCCAGTTGGACAGGAACCATGACTATTGTTGGATACTCTGCAGGAGAGGGTGACAATGCATCAGACACTGTTGATTTCACCGCAGAAGTCGGTCCTCTAACCAGTTCTATCCAGTTCACGTATATTTACTACATCACATTCTCCGGTCCGAGTGGCGGACTTGACACTAGGACAGTAAGAATAGAGTGTCCATCAGCAAACTACATTGTAGGTGATTCCGTTGGTCAGGCAGTAGGAGACAGGGTTGATTCTGGGTTCACCTCTCTCTTTGCCACTGATGATGCATACGACACAGTGCAGGTGTACAGTGCTGGATCATGGAGTGATGACACTAGCAGCTGGACACGATCTGAGGCTACTGGCATCAGTAGTGAATACGACAGGACTTACTATTCATACACCAATACAGATCTTGGAGATTGGGAAACAACTTATGGATCAGATGGCACCAAGAATGTAAGGTTCGGATATGTGCCAAAAGAGACTGCAGGAGCTGGAACCGCATACCAATATGTTGTAGACGGTGACTCTCTTGAGTTGTTATGGCCTCTCTTCGATGCAGCCAATCTTCTGTTGGACTATACGTGGTACAACCAGTTCATTGATGGTGCAGATGTCGAGACCGATGATAACTACAAGGTAAGGGTGAAGAGTGGAACAACAGCAGCTGCCAAGGGAACCCTTGCAGCCATAGAGGCTGCGGTTCTGTCAGTGAGTGGAATCTCAGGAACCACTGTTGATGACTATTCAACAGACCCAGCAATCGAGGTGGGTCAGATTGAGATCTTTGCATG